AGCGAGCAAAGCGCCGCGCCGCCGCCCGAGAGCAGGCCAGCGGCTGACGGGCCCCTGTACGGCTGGCAGGAGCCACCGATCCAGACCGCGCCGCCGTCGGTGTCGAGCGCGGGCCAGGAGGCCATCGACCTCGCCGCGCGTGCTGGCCTGACGCTCGACCCGTGGCAGCAGCACGTGCTGCGCATCGGCATGGGCGAGAAGCCCGACGGCTCATGGGCAGCCTTCGAGGCTGCGGTCAACGTCCCGCGCCAAAACGGCAAGGGCGGGATCATCGAGGCCCGCGAGCTCTGGGGCCTTTTCATCGGCGGCGAGGAACTGATCCTCCACTCGGCGCACGAGTTTAAGACTGCCAAGAACGCGTTCAAGCGGATCGAGCGCCTGATCCGTGGGTGCCCTGACCTGCACAAACGCGTCAAGGCGTACAGGTACACGGTCGGTGAGGAATCGATCGAGCTGCACACCGGTCAGATCCTGCGGTTCATCGCCCGCTCGAAAGGCTCCGGCCGCGGCTTCACCGGCCACTGCAACATCCTCGACGAGGACATGATCCTCGGAGACGAAGCGATGGACGCCCTGCTGCCGACGATGGCCGCAGTGGAGAACCCGCAGATCTGGTACCTCGGATCGGCGGGCATCGGTGCGCTGTCCGTGCAGCTGGGCCGTTTGCGGCGCCGGGCTCTGGCCGCGATCGAGGCCGGCGTCCCGGATCCGTCGCTGGCCTACTTCGAGTGGTCCGCCAACCTGCATGTCGCCGAGTGCGGGCAGGGCTGTACCGAGCATGACGACGCGGCCTCCGACGAGACGGTCCTGAAGGCCAACCCGGCCGTGGGGTACCGGCTGACGCTGGAGAAGGTGGCCAACGAGCGGTCAACGCTGAGCGCGGTCGGCTATGCCCGTGAGCGGCTCGGTGAGGGCGACTACCCGTCGGACACCGAGGACACGTGGCAGGTCATCGGTGAGGACGCCTGGCGGGCGCTGGCGGCCGCAGAGTCGCAGCCCTCGGATCCGGTGGCGTTCGCCATCGACATGACGCCCGAGCGCTCACATGCGGCCATCGCGGTGGCCGGGGCCTGGCGGGGCGGAACGCACGTCGAGGTGGTCGACCACCGGCCCGGTACGGGCTGGATCCTGGACCGCGCCGAGGAGCTGCACAAGAAGTGGAAGCCGCGGTGCTGGGTCGTCGACGCGGGCGGCCCTGCCGGATCGCTCATCCCTGACCTGCAAGAGCGCCTCGGCATCGAGGTGGTGCAGCCGAAGATGCGCGAAGTGGCGCAGTCCTGCGGCCAGTTCTACGACGCAGTGACCGAGCAGACCCTCTCCCACCTCGACCAGGCGCCGCTGACGGCCGCTCTGGCGGGCGCGCAGAAGCGTCCGCTGGGCGACGCCTGGGCGTGGGCCCGGCGCATCGTCTCCGTGGACATCAGCCCGCTGGTAGCGGTGACGAACGCCAAGTGGGGGCTGGGCGCCGAGGTCGAGGAAGACACTGACCCGCTCGACAACATCTGGTGAAAGGGGGTGCTCATGCCCGGCAAGGAACCGCTGGCGGTGCGCCTCGCGGCCCCGCTCGGGGCGGCCGTGGGCGTCGTGTGGCGTGCTTTCCCGGTCCTGCTGGGCTGGGCGCTGGTGTCCGTCGGGGCATGGCTGGCATGGCCGCCTGCGGGCTTCCTGACCGCCGGGGGGTTGCTGCTGGCCGACCAGGTCGCCGACCGTCTCGCGATTCGTAGGAGGCCTGGATGAGTTTCCTTCTCGGACGTGAGCAGCGTGCGGGGTCGGTGTTCCCCAGCCCGCCGATTCCGCCGAACTCGCAAACCGGCGGCGCCGGCTCGAGCTACGCCCGCGTGGACCTGTCGCGCACGGAGGCGTCCCTGCAGAAGGTCGCGGTCTGGTCGTGCGTGAACCTGGTGGCGACGATCGCCGAGACGATGCCGCTGGACTACTTCCCGCGCCCTCGGGATCCGCAGCCGATGCCTTCCTGGCTGGCCGATCTCGGCGGGGATGGGCACGGTTTGCCGGACTGGCTGTACCAGTACGCGTATTCGTCGATGCTCCGCGGCAACGCCTACGGCCTCGTAGGGGCGATGGACAGCCGGCGGGGCACGCCGACACAGATTGTCCTGCAGCATCCGGACCTGGTGCACGTGCTGCCCGACCAGGACGGTGTTCCGCACTGGTGGATGAACGGCCAGCAGGTCGACGCCGACAAGGTGTGGCACCGGCGGGTGCATCCGGCGCCCGGGCAGCTGCTGGGGCTGTCGCCGATCGCCCTGCAGGCCACCACGATCGCCACGGGCATCGCCGCGCTGCAGTTCGGTTACCAGTGGTTCAAGGAGGGGGGCCACCCTTCCGGGGTGCTGACCACGGATCAGGAGCTGGACCGGAAGCAGGCGCAGACGGCGAAGGACCGGTTTATGGCCGCCATCCACGGCCGCCGTGAGCCTGCCGTGCTGGGTGGCGGCTGGAAGTACCAGCAGATCCAGATCGCGCCGAACGAGTCCCAGTTCCTGGAGACCAACCAGTTCACGGCGGCCGAGTGCTGCCGGATCTTCGGACCCGGCTTCGCGGAGATCTTCGGATACGAGACGGGCGGCTCGCTCACCTACAGCAACATCGAGCAGCGCTCCCTCGACCTGCTGACGTATGCCGTGGATCCGTGGCTGGTGCGCATCGAGCGTGCCCTGTCCGGCCTGCTGCCGCGCCCACAGACCGTCAAGTTCAACCGGGCCGCGCTGGTCCGCACGGACCTGCTGACCCGCTTCAAGGCGCACGCGATCGCCCTGCAGAACCAGTTCGAGACCGTCAACCAGGTCCGGGACCACGAGGACTGGGGGCCCGTCGAGTGGGGAGACAAGCCCACCGCGCCGCCGCCGGATCCCGCCAAAGTCAGCCCGCTGGGAGGTCACTGATGACCGATAAGAGTGCGCGCGCCGCCGTCACGGGCATCGTGCGCCGCGCCTACCCCGTCCAACTGGAGGCCCGCGCCAAGGACGGCGCCTCCGGTGTTTCCACCGTGTCCGGCTACGCCTCGGTCGTCGAGGAGCCCTACGAGATGTGGGACTTCCTCGGCTCCTACGCCGAGGTGGTCCGCACGGGCGCGTTCACGAAAACCCTGTCGGAGACGCCGCAGGTGCAGCTGCTGCTGAACCATGGCGGCCTGGCGATGGCGTACACGAAGGCCGGCACGCTGCGCCTGTCGGAGGACTCGACGGGCCTGCACATGGAGGCCGACGTCACCGCGGCACGGACGGACGTCCAGGACATGCTGCTCGCCCTGGAGGACGGCAGCGTCGACGAGATGTCGTTCGCGTTCCGCGTGACCCGCCAGATGTGGTCGCCGGACTACGACCAGCGGGACATCCTCGAGGTCGACCTGAATCGCGGAGACGTGTCCGTGGTCAATTTCGGCGCCAACCCAGCCACGTCGGTACAGCCCGCGCTACGGGCGGCCGACTTCGACAAGCTCGGCGACGACGACGCCAAGGCGCTCCTGGAGCGCCTGCAGCGCCGCCTCTCGCCGCCCGCGGTGCCCGAGCCGACGGCCGGGCACCTGCTTTCGCTGTACCAGGCTCAGGCTGCCGCTCTGGCCCTGTAGCCGCCACCCGCCTGCACCACCTGACGCGCCGGAATCCACGCCGGAGCGCTGTACGGCATGCCCGCACAGCGCCACCACCTGGATCACCACCCGGACGGTTCAGCGGGCGCGACCCATCCGATAACCCCTGAAGGGAGCGAGCCATGCTCGCCTACCTGCGTAAGCAGATGCAGAGCGCGCTCGAGGCCCGGGCCGCGCTGAAGACCGAGCTGGACGCCATCGTCACGGCTGCGGAACAGGCCGGCCGGGAGAAGCTGTCCGCCGACGAGCAGACCGCGTTCGACGCCAAGCGCGCCGAGATCCGCTCCAAGGACACCGAGCTCGAGGACCTCCAGTCCCGCGTCACCGAGCTCGAGGAAGACGAGAAGCGCAGCGCCACGGCCGCCGAACTGCGCGCCAAGTACGGGCAGAACACCCCCGAGGGCCCGCGCGTTCAGGTGGTGTCCGAGCCGCTCACCTACGAGCGGGGCAGCAGCCACAGCTACTTCCTCGACCTGGCCCGCGCCGAACTGGGTCGCGGCGACGGCGACGGCGGCCCTGCGGCGGCCCGCGAGCGTCTCCAGCGGCACGCCAGCGAGATCGACGTCGAGATGCCGCGCCGCATGGCCGCCCGTGATGCGGCCGCTCAGCAGGGCGTGCGCGGTCTGGAAGGCGTGTCTGAGCGGGCCGCCGAGTCCGCGTTCGAGAAGCGCGTCAACCCCAACCGGGTCGACGGGCAGGGCGGTTACTTCGTCCCGCCGCTGTGGCAGGTCGACCAGTACATCGATCTGCCGCGCTTCGGCCGGACGATCGCCAACTCGGTGCGAAACCTGACGCTTCCGTCTGGCACCGACTCCATCAACCTGCCCAAGATCGCTACGGGCGCCGCGACGGGCGTGCAGACCGCGGATGCCGCGGCCGTCACCAGCACGGACATGACCGACACGTTCGTCACCGCCCCGGTGCGCACCATCGCCGGTCAGCAGGACGTGGCGCTGCAGCTGCTCGACCAGTCCCCGGTGTCGTTCGACGAGATCGTCTTCGCGGACCTGATCGCCGACTACAACCAGAAGCTCGACGTGCAGGTCATCAACGGTTCCGGCTCGGCGGGCCAGGCGACCGGAATCCTGAACGTGTCCAGCATCAACGCCATCACGTACACGGATGCCACGCCCACCTTCCTGGAGATGTGGCCGTCGTTCGCGCAGGCCGCGAGCCAGGTCGAGAAGAACCGGAAGATGCCCGCGCTGGCTACCTTCATGACGCCGTCGATGTGGTACTGGATCGCGTCCCAGCTCGACGGCGCAAACCGGCCGCTGGTGCAGATCGAGGGCGGTACCGGCTTCAACGTCCTGGGCCTGCAGACCGGCGCCGGCGCTGTGGGCGAGGGCCCCGCAGGCCGCATGCTGGCGCTCCCGGTGCTGACGGACGGCAACATCCCGTCGAACCTCGGCGGGGGCACCAACGAGACCCGGATCATCACCGCCCGTACCTCCGACATGTACCTGTGGGAGGGCAACATGCGGACCCGCGTGCTGCAGGAGGTCCTCTCCGGGACTCTGCAGGTCCGGTTCCAGGTGTGGAACTACTTCGCGTTCATGGGCAACCGCCGCCCGGAGGCCATCAGCGCAATCTCCGGCACCGGCATGATCCCGCCGGCCGGGTTCTGATCCCACGCCCTACGGGCCCGCTGCCAGCTGGTGGCGGGCCCGCACCGTCTGAAACGGAGACCGCGATGCACGATCGCATTGCCGAACTTCGCGGGCTGCGTAACGAGCTCGCGGACTGCGAGAGCCGGCGGAGCAAGGCCGACGAGGTTCAGAAGCAGATCGCCCGCGTCCGCGGCGAACTCGAGGGCCAGGCCGCCGTGCTCGAGAAGCAGGCCAAGGAACTTGCCGGGAAAGGCCAGGACGGCGTTGCTGGGCAGGCCACCGAAGAGGCCCGCGCTATCCGCGAGGCCCTCGCCGAGGATGACGCCCGCACGGGTCGTGGCGGCCCGCGGGTGCAGGAGAACGCTGCCGATTCGCGGCCGAAGCAGACCGCGTCCGGTCGCGGCGGCCGGGCCAGCAAGGGCTGACGGGAGGGGTGAGCTGTGCCGTTCGATCTCGGCGACACCGCGCGTTTGACCGCGACCTGCACCGATGCGGGCGGCACGGCTGCCAACGCCGTCGGCGCCACGCTGACCATCGGCCTGCCGG